ACGCGCGCGCGTATGGCATGGGGGAACCAAGCGACGCAAATATGAAATTTCCGGATTTAGATACTTCCCCAGCAAGTCGCGTCGAAAGAGACCCTCGGTAGACACCAAGAGTTTCCGGCCCCCGCTTCGTCAAGTGTTCGTTTATGGCCGTTGTCCGTGCCCGCTCAAGATAATCACCACAGGCCCGCTTTATCAGACGCGAAACAAGCGCGGGCGCACCCTTGTAACCATCGGCCAAGTCACGAAGCTCTTTCAACCCTTCAATGATGAATTTAGAAGCCACTGAATAGCACCCGTTCGCTTCGGTATGGGTTAAGCAATGCTTTGGCTTTGGGGATAATATCGTCCGACCCGTATGTGGTTGTCCTGTCTCCAACCGTTTCGCTCTGGACTCCGAATTTCTGGTCGGCGTATTGGCGTCGGTATAGATGCCCAACGTAGAGGAGGACAGCCTCTTTGATAGTCTCGGGCGGCGTCGAATACCCAGCCGTGTATGTTATGGTCACGTTCTGAAACCCTTTAGTAATCATACGCCCATTTTTTGTTTTAATGATTCCGTTCTCTGCATTGAGTGAGAAGTCTTCGTAAATAATTAACGGAACAGGTTCATCCACTATCTGAAATAAAGTTACTGCATTTACTGGATAATCCCGCAACAAAAGAATGTCCGACCCGTCGCCGTCATAAACGTCCGAGTTTGAGCGTGACTTCAATCGTCGTCCCGTGTAGTCGTTCGCCCAAATTGAAGCCCGGTTGATGAAGTCCTCAATTACGGAGTCTTCAGACGAAGCGGAAATTTTTAAGAACGTCTTAGCCTCGGCCAAAGAGACAAGCGCGTTCGTTGTGTCCAAAGCCATTATTTCTTGCCCTTCACTTTCACGGGTTCAACCTCAACCACTCTCGGCGTCTCAACCTCCACCCATTCTTTCCCAAAGTCGGCGAACAACTGCGCGGCTTTGTCGTCGGAAACTTCAACTTCGTCCCCGTTTTTTGCAAACACGAATTGATTTTCGACTGCATCGAACCCGTGATACCCTGTTCCCAAATGTTTTAGTTTTTTCATTGTCTCCACCTTTGGCCAGCCGTGGGAGGTGGGCACAATGCCCACCCCCCACAACTTAGCCGATGATTAGGCGATGTTGTAACCCAACCCGATGGTTTTATTGCTGGCCGTCGGATAGATGTCTTTGAACGTCACTCGCTCTTTCGTGACCAACGCAACCTGGTCGGATTCCGCATACAACTCATTAAGAACCTTGACCGAGTTCGCGCTTCGCCGTTCGCCAAGCACCCACCCCGGCCGATAAACAATATAAAGGGCGGTCTTAGTGGTGGTCGCTCCGTCATACACGCCGGAAGCGTTCAGATCCTCACGGCAGAATCCGGACACGAACACGGGCATACCGTCGACGTTGCCGAGGCTTCCGGTGATCGCGGTGGCCGCGTTTCCAAAGTTCTGCATGGTGACAACTTCGGTCAGCCCGAGAAGTTTGGAATAGCCAACGGGCCCGGTGATGATGGCGCAATCGGACGGGTTGACGCCGTATTTCCCAAGTTTCACGCGCAAGGCGCGGATGTTGGCAAGGGAGAACGTCGCCATGTCCAGCTTGTAGGTTGCTCCGCCGTCGTTAGCGGCCGCCCGTAAGCCGAGAGCAACACGTCGGCGATGATCGGTCGATCCGGCACCGATGTCGCTATCCTCATGCGTTCCTGCACTGTCGCCGTTAAGAATAAAGTCCTCACGGCCATCCGCAATCGCACGAGAGATCATCCGCACAAGCCAGGGCAGAATGGGAACAATCGAATCCTCGTCCACTTCCGCCGATGCGAGCACGCGTGCGGCGTGTCCGACAGCGGTCAACGTGCTATTCCCAATGTTGGAACCGTCGCCAACTGGGATTTTCGTTTGGCCAGTGTCGGCGGTTTGTTCCGGCTGTTTGTATGTGTTAATTGCCGCCAAGGTCACAGGCAATTTGTATGGGTTGGACGGCATAACGATTGTTCTGAACAACGACGGAACTCGTGTTTCCAGCTGAACCATATCAAACAGTTCGCTGGAAAAGTTCGTAGGCACCCAGTCGCCACCCTGCGCACCCGTTGCGGTGTCCAAGGCTTTCTTGAACTCCCTTGCCTGGCGAGACCATTGGCCCCACATTTTCAAGTTTTGAATGGGAGTTTTCAGCAGTTGGGACGCCAAGAACATTTCGTCCGTCTTCGCCCGCAACTCTTTAGGCATCGACGCCAGAATTTCGGCTTCTTTGCGTTCCGCCACGGGGGCTTCAGTCGAAAACTCAACGCTTCGAGGCGTCGGGTTCGGGGCCTTGGCAACCAGGTCTTTGATCCCTTCCATGATCTTTTCGGGGAGGGCTTGATTCTTTTCGTTCACACTTTTAACTGCGTCGGCCAACTCACGGACCGACTTAACGACTTCATCCATCTGGTTAGACATTTTATTTCCGCGTCCTGTAGCGGGCGTTACCCCGCGCCGGGCTATCCGGCGGACGGACACTGCAAACCTTTACTTGTATCCCAACGCCTTCGAGATGTTCGTCACCGTCTTCTTAACGAATGCGTCAGAATCCGGGTTAAGATCGGCAACGATAGACGCCAACTCTTTGACAACCCCGTGCAATTTTGAAATGTCCTCGGGCGATACCTGGTTGTTCTCAACGATGATTTCATTGAGCAAAGACGTCGCCGTGCCTACCAAAGACAATTTCGAGGTATCAAGCGGCTTGCCCTTAACCACTCTGGCCAGTGTAATCAACTGTTCCAGGGACTTTTCAAGCCGCTGTTCCGGGGCAACTTCCTCTTTCTCAAGCTCCGGGACACCAACCAGGAAAGTTTCCCCGTCCGCTCCCTTCGTTACGGCCTTGTCCCCAAGGCATTTGATCGCCATTTCCGCCACGTCGCGTGAGATAACGGCCCCAGGATTCGCCGGCACGGACACCGCCGAAAACTCCAACAACTCCGCCGACGTCCACACGATCCCTTTTTGATTCTGCCCGGGTACTGGCTCTTGAACGTGGCTCTTAGGGATGAACCCAACCGAGAACGCATTCAGGAACCCGCGTTCGTATAGGCCAAATATCTCCGCCCCGCGCTCCGATTCCGTGTCAAACTCGGCCACGGCCACCAATCCGTTGGCGTCCTCTTTGATTTCAATCGCCCGGCCGATAGGTGGGCTCTTCTGGTCATGCGCCCATAGTATCACCGGGTTTTTCTGGTAGTTCCCCAAATCCCACGCTCCGGGCGCAAATTTCTCTAATGTCCGATCCCATTCATAGGTCGAGACGTGAGCCGTGACCGTCTTTTTTTCGCCGTCCACGCTTTTGGCGTAGGCGAGCTTTGCTTTCTTTTCCATTTTCGCTTCCTCCTAATTTATAGCCCAGGCCGTCGCCATAGTTTTCGGCCTGTGCTGGTGGCAATATGCCCGCCCTGAAATATTGAAAAGCCCTTGCGTTTGGGCGCACTGACAACAATGATCGAACCCCATCTTGTCCAGGTATGCCATTGTCGCTGTTACCGCCACGCTGTTGGCCGACGCCGTGACCTCTTTGGCCAACGCCCCGGGCGCGATGGCTTTTGCAAACCGGATTAAATAAATGGCGAACGTTTCCTTAATCATCGAACGTCGCCACAACGTTGCAACGACAATTAATGATCGCACCCGGCCCGCCGTTCGGGTCTCCCGGGAACATGAGAGTCTCACCGTCCGGCGTTACGAAAGACTCGTCTTTTTTAATCGTCTTTCCATCCATGAAGGCATGGACGTCCCGCACTCTGTCGTCCCGGCTCGTCACCCACGTTTTGTATGGCGCGGACGATTCCTTGATCGCTTGCATAGCCCCGGCGTTTGCCGCACCGACCGTTTCCGTCCGCGCGATGCGCTCCGCCCGGGACTCAACCGCGAAATCGTATGTCTCCAAAATCCGCTCACGGATCTGGTCAATCGTTTCGGACTGGGAGAGCCCGGTAGATACCGCGTCCCGGATGCTCTCAACCACCGCGTCCGTCAGCTGTTCTTGGGTGAACCTTGTCACGTCCTGTTGGAGCTTTAAGACCTTGCTGGCAATCCATTGTCCTGCCGCCCGCTCGTCGACGGAGAATGAAATGCCGGGGGTCAAACGGTTAGCCATGTCAACCGCAAAATCAAAGTAGGCCTTCCTGATTTTTCGATCAACAACCCGTCCAAATAAGTCCCGCTCTTTCTCAAAGTTGAAGAATGAACCAGCCATATCCTCTGGCGATTTGACAGACTTCCCATCCTTCGGCACAAGTTTCTCTGCCATGTCGTCGAATTTATCAAGGACGCGCTTTTTCTGCGCCCGGAAATAGGATCGCAAAACACCGGTAAACGCCTGTTCGTGTGGTACAAGTGCGCGGTCAAACCTCTTCCATACCATGTCCAAGTCCTGGTTTGTGCCCATGGCCTTCTTTCCCTCTTCGCCGTCCTTTGTTTCGTCCTCGTCGTCGGTCTGGCTGTCCGCTTCTTCGTCCGTTGGCCCCGGCTCCGGCTTTGGCTTCTCTTTCGGTTCGATCTTTGAGGCATCGAACGGGAGGTCAAGGGCCTTGATAACCTGGTCAAGCGGGATTCCAATGTTCACGTAGGTCTGTGCCACAGACGCCCGCGCCTGCTCGTCCGCTCGTAACGCCTCAACTGTCGAAAGGTCGGCCCGGATGATGGTTTTGTCGTCCCCTGTTATCTGCGCGGCCCGGAGTGTTAAGACGGACTCGAATTTGCGGATTTCCGGGATCATCGTTTGAGTCCAGAACGTTTTCGTCTGCTCTTTCATGTTGGAATAGTTGGCCTGGTCAAGAATCCCGACCATCGATTGAGGAACACCAAACGCGGCCAAAATCTCTTCCCTCAACATCTTTCGGAGGTTCACGAAATCCATATCCTTGTGGAGTCTGTTGATCTCCTGGTATTTCATCCCGGAAAGGATCGCCACCTTTCCACGGTTTTTCGGGCCTCCGTACGACTTCTTCCACGCTTCTGCCACCTTCTTTTGGGCCTCGGGAGAAATGGGGGCGTCGGACTGTAGAATGGCGTCCGGTCTCCCGTTGTTTCCGAAGAAATAGCGGTTCCACCCATCGGCCAACATGTCAGCGGTGACAGCATTTTTCACCGCCGTAAGGCTCCCTTGACCGTACTGAAGATTCGTCGGCGTCGCCTCACGAACGTGTATGACCTGCTCAACTGGGAAAGACTTAGTGTGCCCGTTGACGTTGTAGACGTAACCAGCGATGAGATTTTTGGCGTCCGGCTTGACTGTCACCTTGTGGGGTTGGAGAGGCCAAATCTCCGTTGGCGTTCTTGACCCAGCCGGATCGCAAATGATGAAGGCGTTCCCAGTCAGCTTGGACGACAACGAGACCAACCGTTTTAACTCCATGCCGGACATAGCCGGGTTTGGTCTGTTGAGGAGTTTACGGAACGGGTGTTTTTCGTTGATCTCCCAGGCCCCTTCGGCCTTCGGAAGATACGGGATGAATTCGATCATGGAGAAAGCGTTGGCGATCAGGTTCGCGCAAGAATAGACCCACGTATGAAGGCCAAACGCATCAATAAGATCGGCGAACGGCTCCGGATGTTCGACGCCAAGCGTGTCGCTGTATGCCCCCGCCTCAATTTCGAGCTTCTGGACGGGAAATTCTTTCTTTACAAACTGATTTGATTCTTTAGTTTTGGTCAATGTAGACCCCTATGTTCTCGTCTGTTACCGTCGCAAAAGCCAAAGCAAGTGAATCAGCCCTGTCCGGGCTGTTGGAATGGTCTTTTTTGGCGACCTTCAGTTGTCCCTTGCTGGTCGGCTTGTCTTTCTTTATGGAGACAAGCTGGCTAAAAAGCTCCTCACTGTCTTGGATGGCGGAAAGGTCTATTTCGTTGTCCTTGAACCTGTCGGCCAACCCGTAGAAAATCTCGTCCCGCTTGTTTTCAAACTTGAACGGGTCATTCGATTTTTCGGCGACGTTGACGCCGTAGACGTCCGCCTTGATAATCCCTTCCCCGTTTAACTCTTTGAGCCGTGACGTCACCCCGGCACCGATCCCAATCGGGTCAACCTTGAGGACGTCAACCTTCCATTCGTTGCAAAGCTGGACGACGCGCCCGCAAGTACCCATGGTGTCAACGTTTGACCACCACACCTGGGTCAAAACCTTCCCGCCGCGTTTGACGGTAAACACGGATTCGTCACCGCCACCGTCGGCGACGTCCAGACCCGCTTCGATCTTCGCATCGTGCGGGACTTCCAGGACGTTCGTTTTCGCTCTGTCCACCCACGCTATTTGGATGAGCGAATCCCCCGCGCCCTCCGGAAACTCTCCCATGACGCGGGACACGTAAAGCGGCGAATCTTTACCCCACCGACGGGCCTTGTCCTCCACCCATTCGCGGGTTACCATTCCAGCAATGACCTCTTTCCCGCTCGTTACGTTAGGGTGTTCGAGGCATGAGATTGTGATTTTGTGCCACGCGGGGCTCTTAAAGGCGTCGTAAAATGCGCCCGTAGGGGTGAGCGGGTTGCCAACCATCACCATTCGGCAATCCTCACCGGAAATGGCACCTTCCAGGCTCTCCACGATGTCCGGCGCGACGCCCGAGGCCTCGTCGATGATGACCATGGCCCGCTTGGCGTGGAACCCCTGGACGTTCGTCGGTTCATCCGTGCTGAACCCAAGGGCGTACCAGTCTTCGTCTATTTTTAGGCTTGTCATGTCCAGCTGGCCACCGAGCGGGACGCGGGCGTAACGGTGGGCCTTTCTGATTTCGCCCCAAAGAAGGGTTTTTACCTGTCGATTTGTGGATGCCGTTGTGATAACGATGGAATGGGGTTTTGAATAGAGGAACCAGAGGGCAAGGCGGGCTATTGAATAAGTTTTGCCGAGGTTGTATCCAGCCTTGATCGCCACGCGCCGATGGTCTTTGACCGCCTTAAAAATTTCTTCCTGCCGATGCCAAAGGGCCCCACCGCCAAGTATTTCTCTTTGAAAAAATAATGGGTCGGTGGCAATCTTGGCGGCGAATCGTGCCTCTTTCGTCGGCGCGTTAGTCGGCATTCTTGGCCACAAGCTCGGCGATTGTGATCGGGCCGCCGTCTTTGCCTGTCAGTTCCAAAGCCTGGCGAGCGTTAAATTCTCCGTGGGTTTTCCGTTCCAAATACCACTTGGCGTTTTCCGGGTCGGAGAGCGATTGCACTACGGTATTTCGGGCTTTTAAGACGGGCTTTTCTTTGAGTAACGCCTTCCACTCGGCAAAGTCCGGGCGCCTATTTTGATAGTTGTAGAGGGCATCCATGGAGATTCCGGCGTAAAGGCAGGCTTCCTTGTC